ACAAAAGAATTTAAATATATAATTTGATTCAGGCTGAAAATAAAAAGAAACTTGTACGCCATCTTTTGTTCTTTGCCAATACCATTTATATGGTAATGCGGCAACGTTATCGATTCTTGCAGCGCCATAATAATTTAATAATTGGTCTTGCCTTAAATCATAACGCACACTACCAATATTAAATGTCGCAGTTAAAATATCGACTGCATTGGGTAACGTGTAATTTTCTTGTCCTGGTACACCTGTAACGGTGATGTAATCATAGTAAGGAATGTAGCGGCCGCTTACATTGATTTCAGCCAGCACATCATTAAATAACAGCAAGCCATCTGCGGTCTGCGTATCAGTCACGTCTTCAAATTCGCGACTAACAAGACCCGATAAATAGTATGCGTAGGTAATTAATGTGCCGGCTAACAATCAAGTGTCCCCTTATTGACTTAATGGGAATGCGATACGAAGCGCATACTCAGGGACAATTGTGCAACCCCAAATGGCGTCATAAATGAAGCCGGTTTGGTTCGCGCCGAAAGTAGAACCGTAGGTGAAACGGATGCTAGCACCAGAATCTTGGTCAACTTTGTTTGCGGTTGGGAAAGGCTCTTGGTCAGGTAATGCAGGCATTCCTAAGAACATTGCATCGCCAGAGATAATCATACCGGCCTTATGGCTTGGCAGCGCAAGAACTTGCATACCAGCAGCAACAGGAACAGTAATGTTTTGATTAACATTTCCAGCAGTACTAATTAATGCAGGGAAGATGCTAACTGTCACATTACCAGCGCTTGAAGCCGCATCAGCAGTCGCGCGAACCTGAACTTGGTTACCAGAAGGAGTATGACCAATAAATTTCAAGAAGCGGATATTTGGCTGACCAGAAACACCATCTTGGAAAGTTAAAATATCGCCCTGCTTAATAGCGTCGGCATCAGTACCAGCACCACTTAAGGTCAACTGAGTCCCAGTTGGGTCGATGCTAACAACGGTTAATACAGTTTGGTCATCACCTAATGTACCTGCCGTATGAATTGGCAAGTTATTGGATTGGAACCAATCGCACATGCTAAAGCTTCCTAACTGCCAGCTATTAGCTAATTCATTGTTACGATTCATGGTGAACTGGTTAAGACCGCTATTAACAATACTTGGCACTGCGAGGTCAGATAAATAACCACGAGTCATGTAACTGACGGCGCCGAAATTTCGGAACTGAGCCAAGGCTTGGGCTAATTGTCCAAAGCTGTTAATAGGAGTAATACCATTACCGTAGCAACGATATGGTCCACTTAAAATAGTACGAGCAACGTTTGCTTCGATTGCTGCGCCTAGCTCTGTCATTGCTGACAATTCTAATTTGTCGCGGTAGTCGTTGTTATCAATGTTGAAAATTAAGTCTTGCGCTGTGAAAGCGAAAGGTACGTTTGCAGCTTGAACAGTTCCAAAAGCATCGGCACCACCAACGGTTAAGCTGGCTACACGCTGTTGAACACCTTCAAAAGTACTTACAACCAAAGTACCGGTATTAGCAACCATGCGAACTGGCAAATCAAAGTTCACGGTGTCGCCTAAGTTGCGGGTCAATGTGTTGAAATCTTTGAAACGTTTGTTAGAAGTGTTAATAAAACAATAAAGGTTTTGAAGAATACCTAAAGCAGAACTTTGGTACGTCTGTACCGCTTGTAAAATATTTGACATTTTGTGTCCTCAACGAAATCGGAATTAAATCGATTGATAAGGACACAGAAGAATTTTTTAGAATCGGCCTTTATAAATATTACGCCATTCTGACGCGGTTCTTTCTGACGGTCGCTTATCAACACCAACACCAGCAGAGGGATTGATGGGGCGAAGCGGGTCAGGAGGAAGATTTAAATCAGACGCAGTCTTTTGATTGGCTTTGATTGAGTTACTAAGCTTTTGAATTTCGCCAGGAATCAAGTGCGGAGGCAATGCATTTAACATTGCAATCTTTGCCGGATTGTCAGCTAAGTCATAAAGCACGTCGCCAGGATTATCGACGGTACTCGCATGCCAAATTAAAGCGGGCATCTTATCTAAACCAAGTGACTTAATCTTTTCATCAAAATCAGGATAACGGCCGCTTGCTTTTGTCGCTTGAAGTTTTGATTCAACATCGTTTTGAACCCTTACAGCTTCAGCTAGTTGCTGTTGCTTCATTTGTTCAGCTAACGCTTGTTGATGCGCCTTCAATGTCTCTTCACGAGCTATTCTTGCGATATCTTCAGGCGACAACTGCGGAGCTTGTGGGGCTTGCGGTTGTTGCATCTGAGCTTCTCGCATAGCTTTTTCATAGCCGCGTTTATGAGCATCACTAACAATTTCATTTACACGATGCTGCGGAACCAATGGCTCTGCGGCTGGTGTAACTTGCGGTTGTACCTGTTCCTGAGGCAGATTAGCCCCTGTATTAGCTTCGTTCATTTTCACCCTTTTGACTGTTAACGCCGTCACGCTAATTGCCTGGTGAGAAACCGCCAGTAGTTGCGTTTTACCTCCGCCGAGTAGAAATACCTGGATATAGCGCCAGTCGCTTGAGCCAAGATTAATCTAAATTAAATTAATTTACTAGTCTTTTTTTGACTACCATCAAAGACAAATGAAAAAATTTAGTGATTGATACGTCAGCGCGTTCACGTACTACGTCAGCGCGCTAACGGTATATGATTTATTCTTCTTTTTTCTCTTTTTCTTGTGACTCATGCATTTGATTAATGTGATGCATCCTGGCTTCATGAATATGGTCAGCGCCTTTACTTACCATGTCATGCACTCTGTCCAAATGTTCGCCCATGACTTTATCAGTTGCAGCCGCAAGCTCGGTTTTGGCTTTTAACACGTCAACCTGCCTGTCTTGCTGTTCACCAATGTAGTCCATGGTCATCTTCATCTGATCTTGTTTAAGCTTTGCCATGTCTAACATCACATCGGCTTGCTTATGCTGATTTCTCATGGCCAAATCTGCCATCTTAAGCTGTGCAGGACTTGGTTGACCTTGGCCGGCTTTAGCGGCTTGCTCTTGTTGCTGTAACATTTCAATAGCTAAATCTTTAAGCTGATTAGCACCGCGGAAATCAAGGTTATCAATAAGAATTGGCAATCCTTTAGTATTGATAAGCTGTGCAAACGATTGGAATTGCTGAGCCAATGCTCCCATTTGAGCAACCGCTCGGTTTTTCTGGACTTCAAAGTTAACGCCAGGCTTAACTTCAACCGACAATGCATAATCTGGGTAATGCATGCTCGGACTTTCACCGGCATAGCCATTAATAGGCTCATATTTGGTGTTGCGCATTTTATCAACAACCGGCAACGGCCTTGGTGTGGTGTACACCATGGGGAAAAGAGATAAATAAACGTTGGCAATTTGCGCCCATGAAATTAAAAAGTTTTTAACATAAGGCATCGCGGTCGCATTACTTTGTGTCATTGCTTCAATAATTGCTTTGCCACTAATATCATTGTCATCAACACCTAGCTGCGTATTAAACGAGCCAAGAATGTTTTGTATAGTTTGGTCGGCGGACATAAATGTGCCGAATACTTCTTGCGGAATCATTTGACGTTGCACTACAGTCGGTGGCGGAATTGGCGTTACGCCATCTTCTTGATAAGCGTTGTAAATTAAGTTGCTTGGCGTTTGAATATCTGTATAAACATCTTTGTATGCTTCAGGTATGCCTTCGGCTGGCGCAATAAATTTTTGCTGTACAATTCCTTCTAACTCATTAGCCAATGTTTGGCCTGCTGCATTTTTTAACTTCTGCGCATCTTGAGCGTGATAAAAAAATGGGCGCGTAAATTGCATTGTGTTACCGCTTGCGCCATCTTGTCTTAAATCCTCTGAATTTCCATCAAAAAATACATAAGGCAAATGTCGCCATTTTGTTTCGTTGTAATCAACAATTGCATTAGCCGTAATATCATAGCGACAAATTGTTGTAACTTTAACACGACGTTTTTTTGCAATTTGTGATGGTTGGTCAATACGCGATGTGCTCCATTGTTTTAACAATTTGTTATATTCTGATTCTAATAATGTAGAATTGTTTTTAAGATAAACTAAGTTTTTATATGAATATTTTTTAACATACATCAAACAAACAAGCACTATTTTCTTATCCATCATTTGCAAACCCCAACTGTAATTTGCTATGTTGGATGAACTTGCTTGTTGTCCTTCACGAGGGTCGACCCCGTAAGTCTCAGTAAAGGCCTCTATCGTCATGGGCACAATTTTAAAACAATAATCACCATCGGCTTTTGTTTTTTCTTGCGCCATTGGGTCAAAGCCATACATAGTGGGGTCTTTGCCTGAAATAATTCTAATGGATTGATTAAATGTATATTCATTATCGTAATCAGGGTAAATTTCCATTACACCAAAACCGGTTAACATATTTCTATAGGTTTCCCGTTCAACGCCTTTATTACGCAGTTGATTATATTCATGCATCAAATGACCTTCTAAAATTGTAGGCACGCGAGGGTCAACGTAAGGCGCGTCAGGATTTTGACTAACCTGAAAAGCTGGCTCTTGTTTACTAAATTCGCCATCAAGCCGGCTCATATAGCTTTCAATAACATTAAACTCCATTGCAGGCTTTTGTATGGTTCCTAAATCCTTGCGCTCTGCTTGCGTCAATGTTGTGCGAAAAATAAAGTCGCGATTTCTGTGATAGCGTTCAATATTGTCATTAAAATATTGACGCCATGCTTTTACTTTATTAACCAGCGAGGTGTGTAAATCTTTGTCTTGAATGACTGTCATACAAACGTTTCCTTGCATTTTGATTAGCGCGGTATTTATCCGCCATGGATTTAATTAAATCGTCGCGTCTTGTTTGAACGCCACGAGAATACGGTATAACTTTATCGATAATGGCAAGCTTCACTGCATCTGCGTAAGTATCTGCAATATCATCAAATCTGTGTGTCATATTCGGCGTTATTTTCGACATATGAAGCTTTACAAGAGATGCGTGTTTAGCGCCTACTGACAATGAAACCAATCTACTAGATAACGCAAATTGCGTGTTAATAAACCGGCTAGCTTTTGAACCGGCGGCTCGTGTTCTTTCTATTTCTCTAATTTGCAACATACGATATTTATCTTTAATCATCGAAACCAACGTGACGCCAGTCGATTTTTTTTTCAATGTAGGCATACTTAGGCTGTGTTGGATGACGTAAACATCCCATATAAAAACTATCAAATTCGTTTTCTAAATCTTTTGGTTGCACCCACGTTTCAACGCAATCTATCCAGTGCAAACCAATATCGTCCGTCTCAATATCGCCTTGTTTAATTCTGTAGATACCCCAAAAGCTAAATACCGTAGCATCGTTAAAAGTTTGTTCGGTTTCAGCAGTATCGGCCGTAATAAATGTGGTTAACATTTCAGGCTCGTTATCCATCATCACAAACCAATCTGGATTAAATAGCGCACCACCTGCTGGCAATGGGTCTTGCTGAATTTGAGCGCTGAAGATATACGGCATATGCTTTTGCATATTGCGCAATTGTTCCACCGTATGTTTTTGAGGATAAAGCGCATTACCTGCAGCATCTAAACCAGGAAGGCAAACTTTTTCCCACACATGACCATCGTATTGTTTGTCTAAATTAGCAGCCAAATCATCTTCATGAACCCTTTGCCCAATATGAACAAATGGTGTTCTTGGATCATTGCGTCGTGACTCTAATGTGTTCAAATAGAAGCCGTTGACGCGGTTACGAATAGTGTCGCTTGGCGCCTCATCAGGCTTAATGCTATCGTCAATAATCAATGCGCCACCAAACCGCGGGCTACCTTGAATGCCCGCGCCTTTTCCGGTAATCGTGCCGCCAATACCGGCCGCATAAACCCTTCCGCCCTGTATTGTTTTAAAATCGTCTTTGCTTTTGGTGCTAGATGAAATACGCGTATCAAACAACTCTTGATACTCAGGCAGCATAATAATGTCACGAACGGTAGAGGTATGGTCGGTCGCCAATTCTTTAGACATCGAAATATAAAGGAAATTTGAATCTGGATAACGCGCTAAAGCCCACGCGATGAAATTTGCGCATATTTCTGATTTACCATATCGGGGTGGACACCATATTTGTAGATTAGTAACCTGGTGATAAAAAACTCGGGTAAAAGCATTGGTGATTGTAACGAAATGCGACTCACGACCTACCGGCGTTGATACTTGCCATTCTCTATTGGTGCGTAGCTTAAAAAATACACGCGTGAAGAGATAGAAGTCGCTTAATAAAGCGATTCTGTATTTATCATCACGCGTAATATTGCAAGAATCAATCAAGCTGAACCTTATTTGTAGCCTTTGCTAGAGCCGCCACGAGGCATTTTACCGTCATGCATACCCTTAGGGTCTTGCTTGAAGTTGGTGTTGCCCATGTCTTTGGTTCCTATTTTGCGTTTTCCAACGCCGCTCTTTGAATCTTTC